TCACTCCCGTCGCCAGCCGCACCGCGTCGGCAAAAAAGTTGACCGCGGCGGTTGCCAGTTCCAGTAGGTTTAGCTGGTCGGCAAGTTCCAACTTCAACTCCTGGAACCTCTGACCAAGCGTGTCCTGGGCACCAGCCAAACCGCCTGCCGCTGCCTCGGCCACGCCGCCATATTGCGCCTCAAGCTCATCCAGGATGAACGTTTGCGCGGCGGCGGTGTCGCCCGCCTCGACCATGGCCTTGACCATGTCCTTTTGCGTCTGGGTGAACACCGTGCCGCTGCGGGTCAGCGCGGTCAGGCCCTCGTTCGGGTTTTCAAGCGCCTTGGCCAACTGCATTGTCGACGACTGCAGATCTCCCCCAAGGGCCGCCGCCATGTCCGCCGCCGACTCGATAGCCCGGTCGAAGATGTCGCCCTGCACGTTGCGAAATGTCAGAAGCACCTGCTGAGCCTGAAGCACGCCCTCGGTGCTTTCCAGAGTAGCTAACCCGAGATCGCGGGCCTGCTGCCGCAATTGATCCGCCGAGCGGCCAGCCGCCCCGCCCGTCGCCGCGATCACAGCCTCCATGCGGAACATGGCGGATTCGAAAGTCCGGGCCTCGGATATGGCGCCGACGAACAGCGCGCCCAGGGCCGCTGTGGCCGCCGTCGCCGCCGCTGCCGCAACAGCCAGACCACGGGCCGCCATCGCCGACCGCTCGCCGATCCGGCCCGTGGCGTCCCCCGCATCCTGCGCGGACTCGCCCAGCTGGTCAAAGTCCCGCCGCACCATGTCGCCGCCTTCGGCGGACATACGGACGGTAAACCGCTTTTCGCTCATTCTGGGGGCCTCTTGTTCATGGCGGTGATGGCACTGGCCTCGACCTCGGGCAGGAACTGCGCCAGTGCGGCAGGCGCGACACCCGTGGCGCGCGCCATCTCGAACAGGGCGGGCCAGTCAAAACCGACCGGCACACCCTCCATCCCCACCCGCCGCAATTGGCTGGACGATTTTTGTATCAGGCGCCAGACGGCTTGCGCTTCGGCTGTCTGGAGCGGCCCGAGGGGGCTTCCGTCATGCCCTTGGCCGCCGACTGTGTCCGGGCAGGCCTCGCATCGCTTGCCGTTGATCCGGACGCAGTTCGTGCAGTGTGCGAGCCCGCCGCCGAAGCGCCATTCGGCGAGGGCCCTGATCCGTTTCCCTCATCGGCCAGCGCAAACGCACGGCGCGCGTAGCGTATGAAGAACCGCGAACACACTGTCGGGTCGCGCATCATGTCGGGAATCAGCGCAGCATCGAACGGCACCTCCTGATCAGACCCCATGTCATGGATGCCACCCCAGCCCCGCACCACGCGGGCGGCCAGGCGGCGCGACATGTCATCCAGCGTCTCGTCGGGCTCGACGGCGCGATAGACTTCGAGGACGACGTCGTAATCGAGCGGCTCGCAGTCGAGCCAGGCACCATCGGGCAGGTCAATTCGCTCGACGGCGCCAGTCAGATTGAGGCGAAACATCAGTAGCTCTCGGTGCTGTTGATCAGGGTGGCCGTCATCATCGGGTCGCCGTTGGCCAGCTGCGCAGCCGTGAACGAATAGGTCACATCGACACCGCCGGGCCCCGAGATGCCGATGCGCGGGCGGTCGATGAACACACGCGGGATTGCGACCGCCAGGCTCTTGCCAGACGCAATGGTCCAGGACAGGTCCAGGTCCATCGCCGTGCCAGCCGCTGCCTGGGTGATAAGCGCGGTGCTGGAAAACCGCACAACCATCTGGCCGGTCAGCGACGCCACGCCCTCGTCGATCCCGCCGATCTCGCCATCCGGCGCAATCACATTCAGCGGGTCGAGCCCGTTGGAATAGGTGAAATTGCAGCTGATCACATCGGCCAGCGCGGTGTCGTCCCGGCTGACCCCGCCTTGAAAATGCGAAAACCGCTCGATCGCCATTTCGGTCGGGGTCCCGGCATTGGTCGTTGTGTCGCCGGTGTAGCCCTTGCCCGTCATCTCAAACCGCCCGGTCAGGTTCTGGCCTTGACCGCGGGCCATGTTCACGGCCCAGCTTCCCACCTTGATGCCCTCGATCATCTCGAAATATGGCACCTCGGGAAAGCCCATCTCGACCGACAGCGACGGCAGGGCAGCGGTGGCGCCGGATGTGTAGACATGGGTGTAGGGCCCCGCCCCCGAGGTCGTCGGCGCGCCCAGCAGGGCCTTAAGCCATCGGCCAGTGTTATTGAGGTCCATCGGCACGTCGACCGATCCGCCGACCTCGACGACGTCCAGCGTGGGCGCCTGCGGATCCCGCCCGAGGCCTAGGGTTTCATCTGCGATCTGTCCCTGCGAGGGGCCGATGTCCGCGCTCGTGAAGGGGGTCCGGAAGAATCCGGAGTCAGGCGTGGTGCCATATGTGGATTCAAAGACCAGCGCCATCTCGGCGTTCGATCCGCGTGCACGTCCCATGGTGTTCTCCTTGGTGGGTTCAGTCCAGCGGGTTGCTGGTGGTGTAGGTGATGGTCAGGGGGATCACGCCCATCTTGACCGGGTCTGCGCCATAAAACGGCTCGTCGCTGGCCTCGGGCGGCCCCATCTCGACCCATTCACACAGGCCGCCCAGTGTGCGATCGGCAGCAAACACACCGCCGATCGCAACCTTGATGGCGTCAAACGCCGCATCGCGGCCGCTGCCACCCTGCACCATCACTTCTAGCGTCAGCTGATGGTCGAATGTGTAGGACAGAGGCGACATCACTACGAACGGCTCGCCGGGATCGCCCTCGCGCAGAATCACCATCCCGTCTGCCCCGATGGCATCGGGCAATGGCTGATCGCGCAGCACCTCTGCGGACAGGGCATCGCTCAGGGCCACGATGATCGCGCCCAGGATTGTCTCGAATGTGCTTGGCATCAGTCCGCCCAGTTGACCCGGATGTTGCCGGGGATTGCATTGGCCACGGCAACCGCATCGCGGTCGAGGTTCAGGCGCCTGGGCAGTTTGACCTGGCGCAGCAGGATGAACACAGGCACCGTCTGTGCCCCTGAAAGAATGCCGTCACGCCGCCGCTTGCCGCGCTTTGCCATCGCCAATCCGCGCGCGTTCAGGCGCGCGTCATCGGCCACAAGCATGGCTGTTCCCCTGCGCAGCGGGACAAAGCGAAGGCCAATGCCGCGCCGCCGCTCCCAGTCGCGCGGATCGATCCGGGCGCCGCCTCGGCCGCTGCCTGCCGCCTCGGTCGGGATCGCCAGCCAGCGCCCGCCCTTGGCGCGGATCAGCGGCCCCGCGTCATGGGCCGCGATGATCTTGGGTGCCTTGGTCCAGACCAGCGCCGCAGCGTTCATGGACTCGGTGCCCTTGGGATAGTGCTGCCCACGGATGCTGTTGCCCAGCTTGCGGCCAAGGCCCGCTCCCGTCACCTGACCGCGCCATCGCGTCTTGAGAGCGTCAGACGCCCCGCGCATCGTGCGCGTGACTGCCTTTTCACCCTTGAGATACTCCTGCGCCATCTCCCTCTCGAACTGCTCGACGTTCGCCCAAAACCTCACCGCGCGGGCCTCAGCCGTCCGGCGTGGCGCTTGTGTCGCGCTCGGGCTTTGGCTTGGGCTCGGGGGCCATCGGCGGACCTGTCTCGGCTTCACCTCCGACCGGGGCAAGCCCCGCTGGCAGCTTGCCAGCCTTGTCGAGCAACAGCACATCGCCCCCGGAAAGGGTGATCGCCTCGCCACGGGTCAGCGTCACAAGGCCACCCCGCCGCCAGCGTCCCAGTTGCGGCCCTTGGGCGTGCCATTGGTCCATCGACAACCGAGCCCGAGCCGGGCCGTGCAGAGTCACCCCGCCTGGGTCGGTCACTGTCACTTTTTGCATTCGAGTCTCCATCACGCTGGGGCTGTATCCATTTCCCAGACCAAGCCCCGGCGGTCGCGAACCGGCTGCCCCTGCACCCGCCGCACCTCACCGCTGCCCAGATCGAACGTGTCCCCCGGCGCTGGGGCCGCCACGTCAGACACGCGCACGTCAAGAATGAGCGCAGATGACCTCACCGAAACGCCACTGAAGCTCTGGATCTCTTCCGGCACCCGGCGGATGACACGGACGGTCACCGCGCTCCCACCGCCAGCGGGTGTCCAGTCCGCATCCGCCGCCATGTTCGGACTGGTAAAAATCGCGTCGATGGCGGCAGAAAACACGGTCACGCGATTAGGCCACGACGCCCAGGCGCACCTTGCCCAGGGTGTCGCCAGCGCCGCTCGCAACCGCCGCTGTGGCAACACCGATCATCGTGTTGGACGTCGATACCGTCGTGCAACGGGTGTTGCCGTCGTCCCAATAGACCTTGACTCCCACGGTCCAGGCCTGCGATCCGACTTTGGTCAACTCGACCACGCCGGTGGTCTGCAACACCACATCTGCGCCGTTTGCAGCGTCCGACATGGCCACCCCGAACAAAGAGCCGACCAACGCACCGTCGCCGGATGTGAGGGCGTAGGGGGCAGCGACTTCTATCCGGTCGCCGTCTTGAACATAGTTTCGCATCTCTTGGAACTCCTTTGACGATACGATCCAGACTGTGCCCGGCCAGGAGTGCCCGCCCGGGTGCTATTTTCAGGTGTCAGGCAGCGATCAAGCGCCCGCGTTCTTGTAAAGGGCGCGGTGATCCAGCGGCGCCGCAGCCGCGTCGATCCTAACCTTCAGATCTACCCCGTCCGATGTCCAGCTGTCCATCTGCTCGATAAATGGCTCGTCATTGCCGTCGAGATACGCCACTTCGATTGTGTCGGTGTTCATGGGGTCACCCGCCAGATACCAGGCCGTGGCGGAATCCTGATCCAGCCGCCCATCGGCGATGACCTCGGCCATACCCGCGACCGGGTTGGATGCGTGGCCCTTGCTCGCGGTCGGATCCACAGTCGAATTGATCAGCTGTGTGGCCGCCGTTTCCAGCGCTGCGGGGACAAGGAAGTATCGCGGCGAGATATTCAGCGGCGATCCGCCCGCGGCCTCGACCTGCGTGCGCATGGCTGCGCGCGCCGCGCCAAGACTCGCGACCGACGGCGCGGCGGCCGATCCGGCGAGGTTGGAATGGCCCGAGGCAAACAGGGCGACACCGTCTGCCATGGTCGGGTTCCCGGTCAGAATCGCGTAGACCAGATTCCCGATGGTGCGCTTAGCCGACCGGCCCATGGCGCGCGGGAGCGTCGAGAACAGCGACAGGTCATCGTTGATGATCGCCTGCCGGGTCACCTTCAGAACCTTGCCATAGGTCGCAAGGGTGATTGTCTCACCCCGGTCACCGACCGTGCCGTGCGTGTAATCGCCCCCCTCAGGGACTTCTGGAAGCGCCGTCAGCAGGCCAAGTCCCACGCGCTTGGATGCCTTGAAGTCGGTCAGCACGCCGGGCCGGGTCCACAGCGTGAAGCTGTCCTCAGCTTCCTCCCAGCCGATCAGCGCTGCCTTGCCAGCCACGTTGGCCAGCACATTGGCGAAGTCGCTCGACGTGTGTGAACCGCCGCTCTGGGTAAAGGCTCGACCGACCAGCTCACGCCGGTCCGAGGGGATGCGCGACCCGGACAGGGTCAGCGACTGGCGCGCAAGCTCGGCAAGCGTGTAGCCCGTGAACTCATTGCGCTCACCGCCCGCCATGCCCGCGCGGGCCATCAGGCCCAGTTCGGCGCCCTGGACGAATTTTTCACGCGCATCCAGTGTCACAGTGGCGCGGGGGCCACCAATGCCCTGCGTGGCGCTCTGGCCCCGCTGCGCAAAGGCAGCGACAGCGGCGCGGCGGAACTCATCAGCCGTGCTATTGTCGTCGATCGCAGTCTGCACCATTTGCGCGTCGTCCAGCGACAGGTCGGTCGCAGTCTGCCGGATCTCGGCAATGCGCGTGCGCTCTTGCTGGCGGATCGCGTCAGCATTTTGTGTCGGGGTCTGCACCGGCTGGGCGGCGCCCTGGTTAAGCTCAGGCATCGGGGTCTCCTCGTTGGGCCTGTTGTCTGCGGCGGCGGCCGCCTGTGACGGTGTCACCGCCGGGGGCATCCCCGGCCGTGCCTCGGACCCGGCGTCACTGCCGGGGGTTGGGTCGATATGCTGGGTGATCTGATCCAGGGCTACGCCCTGCGTGCGCGCGCCAGGATCGGCGCCCATTGCCACCATGGAAATTTCCTCGGGACGCCACTTCGTGAAATACATCACATTTATGGTCTCGCCTGATTCGTTCTGCTCTTCACGCACGTCCTGCGCCTGCACGGTGAATCCGACAGAAACGTTGCGCAGCATTCCCTCCTCGACCTTTTGCCAGATCGGCTCGGCATCGGCGGCGCGCGAAAACGACAGGCGCGCCAACGCCTGTCCATCTTGGATCCAGGCATCTTCGACACGGCCCAGGACACTGGCAGCTCCCCAACTGGCGTGGCTGTCCAGAACCGGGCCAGATGCGATCAGCTGCTCCAGATCGACGGCGGCGGCATCGATGACGAGACGGGTCGGCATCCGTCTCACCTCGCCGTTGTGACGCACCCAATGGGTCACCAGCGCAGATGTGGAAAACACCGCATCGACTTGGCGCGATTCAGCGTCCATCGACGTGATCGGCGCGGCCTGCATCAGCAGGCCGGGGCGGGATCGGGTCGCCGGGTCAGGTCTCGGCATCGGTCTCTCCTTGCATGTCAGCCTCCGGGCTATAATCGGGATCGAGGGCCAGACCCTCTGTCATGTCTCGCCATTCGGTCAGGTCCTCGACCAGTTCCTCCGGTGTGCGACCGGTCCGCGCGATGACCTCTTGCGGGGCAAGAATGCCCGCGCGCATCTGGTCGATGGCCGCGCGCGCGTCTTTCAAAGGATCGACCCACGGTCTCTTGGGTGGCGTCCAGGATGCCCTCGGGGTGATCTCGCTGCGAATCTCTCCATTGATCCCTGCTGCCGCCATCACGCGGCGCCACGCCGGGGCACCCGACTGCATGACCATCAGGTCCGCTTGCCAGACATCCACGAGTCGCGCGAACTCAACCTCCCCTGCGCGCATCGATGAGTAATTTGCCTCTGACAGGTCGCCGGTCATCTGAAAATATGTCGTCCCGATCCCCGCGGCTATCGCGTGAAGGCGCTCCTTCATATGCTCGACCAGACCTTCGCTTGCAGGCGGTGCATGGAAATCCAACCCCCAACCCGGGCGCGCCTCGAGCACCATGCCAGGCTCCATCGCCTCGATGGGTCGCCCACCAGATGTCAGGATCGCCTGACCTTGGCTGTCTGTGGCCGGGTTGACCGCGCCGCCGGTGTCATTGTCGTCATGGTCATTGTGCACCACCATTGAGATGCACGCTTCCAACTTTTTGCGCACCACCTCAGCGGCGGCCAGATCGTCAACGTCACGCATTGTGGTGGCCACCGGCGCGAACCACGACACCCCGCGCACCTGACCAGGCCGAAGCACCTCATAAATATGATCGACATACTCCGCCGGCACTCGGCGGATATCCCATCGCAGGCCGCCCGATGAATACCGGTCACCAGGGTGGGACTCATGCAGCCAGTAGGCCACGCGCCGCCCGATTGCGTCGAACTCAACCCCTTGCACAATGCGGCTGCCATCGCGGCGGGCCTCGTTGCGCTGGTGATCCAGCAGGTCGCCCTCGATGACCTCGCACCGCCACCGCAACAGGCCGTTGGCCTCAACTGGCCGCCAGAGGCGCAGCGCCTCACCGCTCTCCGCCACGGCGCGGGCAATAAGGCGCTGCTGACCATAAAAGTCGAGCTGCCCAGACAGATCGCAATTCTCGCTGAACCGCTCCCACTGGTCGCGCGTAACCCGCTGTAGGGCAGCGCGTGTGTCGCTGTCTGCCACCATGCCAAATTGACCACGCGGGCGGACCCCGGTCCCCGCGATATGCGACCCCAGCACACGGACCGCGCGCGACCCGTGCGGGCTGTTGCGCACCAGGTCGCGAGCGGTAGATCTTAGAAACGGCAACGCCGTCTGTATCTCAGTGCCTGCCGACGTGTGCGGGCGATGCCAGCCGACATTGCGGCCTCCCATCTTCGCGGCATCATAGGTCTGCAGCAATTCGACCCGCTTACTCTCCGCCAGAATGGCGGTCTGAGCACGGGCCAGACGCACGCGCGCCTCAGCCCGGCGAGCCGCGCGGCCCGGAGCAATTCTTTCCCAAATTTTCATTGCGTCACCGATAGACCGCGCCAACCGACACGTTGACCGCCCGTTTCCCGGTTGACTGGCGCTCTTTCGCGCGGAGGTATGCGATCGCGCGCTCCATGTCTGCCTGGGCGCGGTATTCGACCGTCTGCCCGTCATAGGTCACCCGCGTGACCCCCTGTGCCATTGCCGCCTCAAGGGCGGCGATCTGCTCGCTTATCGTCGCCATAGGCTCTTTCGGCCTCCAAGATAATCTGACTGGACTGCAGGTGCCTCGGGGCGCTGCCGCCTGGGTGATCCCTCCCCTGTAGGGTGGGCGTGATCCGGCAAAGAGGCCGAAGATGCGACCGTGACCGCGCCATCGAAGAGGTCCGCCTGATCTTCGGCTGGCTCGGCCCCGCGCTCCAGCGCCAGTTGCTCCCATTGTTCTTCGGTGAGCGATGTCCAGCCCTTTCTGCGGGCTGCGGACTCGGCGTAATTCATCGTGTCCAGACCCTCGTTGCGGCGGCGCGGCTCGACCAATTCCCAACCACTGGTCGACACACCCGTGCGGCTGCGCTTGACCACCCTGACCTCAGCAGTGATCTGGCGGAAATACTCGTCCCCCATTCCGCTGGCGATGTGGACATAACCCCGCTCGACCGGGTCCTCCCTGGCAAGCCAGGCGTAAAACTCGGCCTTGATCTGGCTTACGTTCAGCATAAACGCCCGCTTTTGCCGCCGCTTTGCCTGTCCGTCCGGACGTCGCTCGAATTTCTGCGGCACCATCACTGGGCCTGCCTGCGACGATGCCCCCTTGACGATGATCACCCGCGACCAGGGGTGGCGCTTGGCCCAGGACCAAACGTCCTCAGTGTATGTGCCCCCGTCGATTGCCAACATGTCCAGTGACAGCTGCAGGCCGCGCTCTGTGCGCCAGACTTTGCGCAATATGGCGTCCAGCGCCTTGCGGCCCTCTGTGTCGCCGATGTGGTACGGGATCACGATGTAATCGACGACCCAGCGCCGCAGCCGCGCCCCAAATGCAACGACATGGACCTCCATACGATCATCCTGGCAGTCGACACCTGCAGTCAGGATGACGCCCCGGGCGGGGACAATGCCCTTGGGGCGCTGATCCTCTGGCGCAGCGTTCTCGACACGGTCCCGCAGTGCCTCCCAGTTTGGCCCGCCGCTGGCCTGCTCATAGGGCAGCCCGAGAACGTCGTTCCAGAATGTCTGCTCGGTCCCGGCTTCGACGGGCTGAGCAAGCGTTGCAGCGGTCTCTGCCGTGACGGTGGCGCGGGTCCATCCCATGATCTGGGCGAACTCCACCGCGATCGAGGCCCAGTCGCGCTGTGGTGCGTATGCCCGCCAAAGGTGAAACGACGGGTGGTCACCGGCTGAATTGTGCGCCACCCAGCGCCCGGCAGAGACCATTCGCTCCTTGTCTGCGTGGCCGATGACACATCCGCAGGTTTCGCAGGTAAAGTGCGCAGCCGCCAGCCGCTCCGGGTCGATATTGCGCCTGAAATTTTCCCAGGTCAGCGGCGCGAAGTTGCCGCAGTGCGGGCACGGCACATGATAGAATCGGCGGTCGCCGCGATCGAATGCCCGACTGATCCGGCAGACCCCCGAAATCATCGCAGTGCTGACCCGCAAGATCTTTGCATCCTCAAACCCCGAGGCCCGCGACACCGCCAACGCCTCCGGATCACCCAGCGGGGTGCCCTCGTATTTTGACAAGTCGTCCAGGATGACCAGGGACCGCGACGTGCCGGTCAGGTCTGATGCCGACCCGGCAGACGCTATTTTGAGAGACCCGTCGCGATTCTGCGTCTCCTGGTTGAATGTCGTGTCGACCTTGTCACCGCCCCGGCCTTCCCCAAACACGCGGCGCAGCCCCGGCGCCTGTCGGCGCATCGGCAACCACTTGTTGTTGACCCACTCGGTAGCCGCCCGCGTTGTCGGATGCACCACCAGGCTGTCCAGAGGGCGCGCCTCATGCCAGGCGGCAAGCGTCGGCTGGATCACCGAGACCGTTTTGCCCCATTGGGCCGAGCCACGCACCGTGACCTCTCGGGACGGATGTTCGGGCGACAGCACCTGATGGATCTCTCGCAGGAATGCAAACTGGTCGATCCGGAACGGGCCCGGCATCGGCGACCTTGCGTCAAAGACGATGTTGTCCTCGCACCAGCGGGTGATATCCGGCGGCGGCGGCGGCGTCATCGCACGTGCGATCGCGCCGGCCACCGCCTGCTCTGCTGGCGCCAAGAATCCCATGCCTCAGATATCCGCCGCTCGCTCGGCATCTGTTCGGATTGCCGCGTCGGCAACATTTTGCGCGACATTGGCGCGATCGCCGCGATGGGCACGCCAGGTCTCGATCAATACTGCGCGCGCCTGTGCGAAGTCCACTCCAAGCCGATCAGCCAGGGCGCGGGCGCCGGTCCGCAGCATCGTCTCTACCTCTCGGACCTCCTGCGCCAGCTGCTGCGCCACTTGACGCTCAACCTCGCTGGCCAAAACATATTGCCCTTCAGCCTCGGCGTTCTGCCGCCGCAGTTTTCGGGCCTCCTGCTCGACCTTGTCGATCCGCGCCAACTCGTATCGATCAGGGTCCTGCGGGGCTAGCGTGTCGCGGGCGGGCACAGGACGGGGAGCCGGGCGATCCTCGGCATCGTCGCCCGCCGTCGCCGCGATCGAGGCCAAAGCCTTTCGGGTGCCTGCCCCGTTCCCCATCATCTGACCCGGGTCGAGACGCCTGCCCAGCGTCGCGGCAACCGCCGCCAGATCGAACCGCCTGCCGCGCCCTTCCCCGCTGTAGCAACCATTCAGCTTGCCGTCGGTCACCATCTGGCTGACACGGCCGCGAGTGATTCCCAGCTGATCGGCCAGTTGTGAGCCCGTCAGTCCCGTCATGTTATCCTCTCTTTGTATAGGCCCGGGCGCTTAGGCTTTCCTAAACGATTAGCGATTTGCATCGCGCGCGCTTAGCGCCCC